AAAACACGGCAAACGCGCCGGAACAGACGCAGGACAGCACGGAATCGACCACCGAGCAGGACACCGAACAGCAGGACAAGCCCCGAGATGAAAAGGGCCGATTCGTCCCGCAGGAACGTGTCAATGAAATCACCAAAGCCAGACGTGAGGCCGAGCGGCGCGCAGACGCACTAGAGCGGGAGCTGTACCAGTACCGGCAGCAGCCCGTGCAACACCAGCCGCAGAGCCATGACAAGCCGCCTTCCCTGGAGGACTACAACTTCGACCATTCCGCATGGGCGCAGGCGATGACGCAGCACGCCATCGCGCAAGCCGAGCAGAGGGTCGAGGCGAGGTTCCAGCAGCAGAGCCAGAGACAGCACCAGCAGACGATTGAACAGCAGTTCGAGCAGCGTTCGCAGGAATACGCGAAGGCGCACCCGGACTATGAGCAATCCGTCAGCGAACTCTCGCGGGCCGTGCAGTTCCATCCCGCTGTCGTGGAGGCCATTGGCCTGTCCGACAAGGGGCCGGAGCTTGTGCACCACCTCGCGCAACACCTCGATGAAGCGGATCGCATCGCACGGATGCCCCCGCACATCGCCGCTGTCCAGCTTGGCCGCATCGAAGCGCAGTTGTCGGCACCGAAGGCCAAACCCGTCACCAACGCGCCAAACCCCCCGCCCGTGTTGGGTGGTGGCAAGGCAACGGTCAACAAGTCACCCGACGAGATGACCCAAGCCGAATGGTTGGCGTGGCGGAACTCCCAACTCAAGAAATAACGATCAAGGACGATCATCATGGCAAATAGCCTGCTTACCGCAACCGCAGTTACCCGCGAGGCGCTCCGCGTCCTCCACCAGAAGCTGAACTTCGTCGGCAACATCACCCGCGACTACGACGATTCCTACGCCAACTCCGGCGCGAAGATCGGCAGCACCCTGAAAATCCGCCTGCCCAACCAGTACACCGTCCGCACGGGCGCGACGCTGGCGGCGCAGGACACCACGGAGAACAACACCACGCTGACCGTCTCCACGCAGAAGGGTGTTGACCTCAACTTCACCTCGCAGGATCTGACCCTCTCGCTGGACGACTTCAGCCAGCGCATCCTCAACCCGGCCATGGCGGTGCTGGCGGCGAACATCGAAGCCGACGCACTGAACATGTACAAGGACGTGTCGCAGTCGATCTGGAACGGTGGCGCGGCCGCGACCTACAACAAGGCGCTGGATGCCCGTGTCCTGTTGCAGCGTTCGCTGGCCCCGTCCAACGACCGCACGATGTTGCTTGATCCGAACGCGATGGCGGACGTGATCAAGGACACCAAGACGCTGTTCCAGGACGACGCCTCGATTGCCAAGCAGTACAAGGAAGGCATGATCGGTCGGGCCGCTGGCTTCGACTGGGGCGAGAACACCCTCCTGCCTGCCCACACGCGCGGTGCTGCCGACGGTGCCTATGTCGTCAACACCTCGACCGGCATCGTCTCTGGCTCCAACCTGATCGCTGTCACCACGGGTACGGGTGCAGCCAACGTGGGCGACGTTCTGACCATCGCTGGCGTGTTCTCGGTTCATCCCGAGACCAAGGTGTCCACCGGCCAGCTTCAGCAGTTCGTGGTCACTTCGGCCTTCGCGGGTGGTGGCGGCAACGTCACGGTCTCGCCGACCCCGGTTCTTTCGGGCGCGACGCAGAACATCACCATCGTTGGTGCCGGTGCTGGCAAGGCGGTCGTGTGGCTGGGTACGGCGTCCACCGCTGTCCAGACCGCGCTGGGCTTCCAGAAGGGCGCGTTTGCCTTCGCCACGGCTGATCTTGTCATGCCGCAGGGCGTGGACTTTGCCCGCCGCGAGGTCATGGACGGCATCTCCATGCGTATCGTGCGCGCCTACGACATCAACGGCGACCAGTTCCCGTGCCGCCTGGACGTGCTGTACGGCTACAAGACGCTGCGCCCGCAGCTCGCGGTGCGTTACCACAACAACTGAGTGTGACAACGGCGGGGGCTTCGGCCCCCGTCGCTTTTCCGGGGCATGGATGCCCCACCTATTCCTAGAGG